CATGGTAGGTGATAAGCAGCAGCACCGGTTTCCAGGAAGCAGGTGTCGCGGTTCTCCATTGGGGAAAAACCTCTGATTCGTGGGTATATTAGGAGGCTTAACATGCACCAGGTGAGCTGCTGCGCTGCTGGAAAAAGTTCTTTTGCCTCTTGACTTCAGTCATTATATCCCATATATATAGGATATATAAAGGAGAATTTAGAATGAAAACATCACAAGCCTGGTCCCTGGTTGGGGGACTTTCAAAACCTTCTAAGATGCCTGGGTTCGGTTACGGCCTGAGTGCGTTAGATTGTAAGACTGGATCAAAGCTTAGAAAAATAGCGGGATCTATTTGTTCCGCGTGTTATGCGTTAAAGGGTCGTTATGTCTTCCCGAACGTTTTAGCAGCTCATAAGAGGCGCCTGAAGTCTCTGCAGCATACGCTTTGGATTGATTCCATGGTACACTTAATCAACTCTAGAAAATCAAAATTTTTTAGATGGCACGACTCTGGAGATGTCCAGGACCTGGAGCATTTAAAAAAGATTGTCAAGGTTTGCGAACGGACGCCGTCGGTTTCGCATTGGATGCCAACACGTGAGGTTGGTATATTAAAGGAATATAAAAAGACCGGTGCGCTGCCCGCGAACCTGGTCGTGCGTGTGTCGGCGACGATGGTCAACGGAGTGCCCCACAAGTTTCATAAGCACAGTTCAACGGTGATTACAAGCAAGGACCTTGCATCGTGTCACCTGTGCCCTGCTCCTGAACAGGGGAATAATTGCGGAGACTGCCGGGCGTGCTGGAGCTCTTCCGTTTTAGATGTCTCGTATATGGCTCATTGATGGGGTGGTTTGTTGGTGCAACTATTCTCTTCTTTGTTTTATTCAGTCGCTTCAGTTGGGTACGCATTGCCGTGGTTCTTCTGCTTCTGTACTATAACCATGTAACATAAACCGGGGCGCAGCTGGCACGGGCTTCTGCATTGCCAGTTCTCACAGGATTGGTGGGTATATTAGGAGGCAATAGCTGCCGACCAGGCGACACGGGAATTTTTCCATTGCCAGTTCTCACAGGATTGGTGGGTATATTAGGAGGTAAATAGAAGGTTACCCGGTCGGCGAACTTCGTGTGGAAATTATTATATTGACATTATCCCATATTTATGGTAGATACATAATTAGAAAGGAGAAATTAGATATGGTAAAAGTAAATCTTACACAGTTAGTAGATGATTTAGCAAGACTGACACTTGTACTAAAAATGGTGCAAGAACAAGTTGAACTTAAAAAAGCGATACTTAAAGAACGACTTGCTAAAAACCCTAATGCTAAAAAGATTATCTTTACAGGTAAAGATTACACTATTCTTTTGATTAAAAGACAATCAAAAAGATTAGATAGTAAACTACTTCGTGAAACTATTGGCGAAAAGAAATATGATGCTTTCAAAACAAAGATTGTTGAAAGTGTTGAGTTTCAACCACTTGTAAATGATAACGACCAAGAGAAAACTCTTATTGAAAGAACTATCTCACGACCTATATTAGATGTTTTGAATACATCTAATGGTTAATTATTAATTAATAACTAAAGACAAAGCCCTCTTACGAGGGCTTTTTTTATTTGTGCATTGTGCATTGCCTAGTTGTTCGTGGGTTAGTGGTATATAGGTAAGGTCTTCTCCCCCCCAGCGAAGCTCGGGTTACTATGGTCGTGGTCTTTGTACCATTTAGGAAGTGAATAAAATAAGTTGAATTAGTTGTTGCTATTATATTGTACTCCTATACTTATGGGATAATCATTTAACAAAGGAGATACAATGCCAAATGATTTAACTTTAGCAAGTGTTCAAGAACTGATTAGAAGTGAAGTGAACAATGCTTTACAACAACAAAGTAATAATCAATCTGTTATTACTACTACTGACAATCAGACATCAATAGACTATCGTGCTGTTTGTGATTTTATGAGTGGTCAAATCTTTGACTTCTGTATTACAAGTGATAGCCAAGAAGTAAGAGAGTTCGGAAGAAACCTCGCACTTAAACTTGGGGATAAGTTTAACATTTCAGATAGGTGGAATGTTTAATAGTTGGTAGTATCTCTACCTTAAAAGCCCTCTAACGAGGGCTTTTTTAATGTGCATTGCTCAACCTCTAGTGGTTTGCCTAGTATTACCAGGTAATAAATACAGGAACCAGGTCCGGAGATGCAGCAGCTTGTTACCTGGTAGCCCAGGGATCATCTAAAAACCCCAGAAAACAGCCATTATTTACACCTGAATTACGCAACACCACCTGCGTCCGGGCGTCCTGCGTCAGAACATTTCCTTTGGTGGTAGGAAAAAACCCCAGAAAACAGCCAAAAATCGCCGACCCCCCTAACGCCAGTTAGGATTCCTGACGGGTTGACTTTAGGTAAGTGACAGACAGTCAGTCTTTGTGCTATAAGTCTTGATTAATTATGGAGAATATAGAAGCTTTAAGCACAGACGAAGCCCGATTACTCGCACAAAAATTAAAAATTAAAAAATTAGAAATTGATATACAAAATCAATCTCAAGATAACTTCCTACCTTTTGTTAGGGCTGTATGGCCAGAATTCAAAGAAGGGAGTCATCATAAAATTATTGCAAAAAAATTTGAAGATATTGCAAATGGTAAATTAAAACGTTTAATTATAAACATGCCACCCAGACATACAAAATCTGAGTTTGCATCTTTCTTATTTCCTGCGTGGTTCGTGGGCCGTAAACCAAAATCCAAAATCATGCAGACAACGCACACAGGAGAACTGGCCATCCGTTTTGGTAGAAAAGTTCGTAACTTAATGGACTCCTCTGAATTTAAAAAAATTTTTCCAAAATCTTTTTTACAACCCGATAGCATGGCAGCTGGTCGTTGGGAGACAGCACAAGGTGGTGAATACTTTGCAGCTGGTACAGGAGGTGCAGTAACAGGTCGTGGTGCAGATTTATTAATTATTGATGATCCACACTCGGAGCAAGACGCGCTATCGGAGAATGCATTAGATCAAGCCTATGAATGGTATACCTCTGGTCCTAGGCAACGTCTACAACCAGGAGGTGCTATTGTTATTGTTATGACAAGGTGGTCGGTAAAAGATCTGACAGGAAAATTAATGAAAGCACAAATAGAACCAAAAGCTGATCAATGGGAAGTTGTAGAGTTCCCTGCTATCTTACCAAGTAACAAACCTGTATGGCCAGGGTTCTGGAGTTTTGCTGAGTTAGAAGGGGTGAAAGCATCTTTGTCTTTAGCAAAATGGAATGCGCAGTGGCAACAAGCACCTGTGTCACAAGAAGGATCTATCATTAAAAGAGAATGGTGGAGGATTTGGGAAAAGAAAGATATACCTGGATTGATTCATGTGATACAAAGTTATGATACAGCGTATACGAAGAAAACAACGGCTGACTTTAGTGCCATTACCACATGGGGCGTATTCTATCCTGATGAAGGAGGAAAACCTTGTATTATTTTAATGGACGCAAAAAAAGGACGTTGGGATTTTCCTGAGCTAAAGCGTGTTGCTATGGAGCAATATAAGTATTGGGAGCCAGAAACAATTGTCATTGAGGCAAAAGCATCTGGTCTACCCCTAACACACGAGCTCCGACAAACAGGAATTCCTGTTGTTAACTTTACACCGAGCAAAGGAAATGATAAGCATGTACGTGTTAATTCTGTTGCGCCGTTGTTCGAGTCTGGATTAGTCTGGACACCTGAAGCACGGTGGGCGGAAGAAGTAATGGAGGAGTGCGCGGCTTTTCCGTATGGAGATAATGACGATTTGGTGGATAGTATGACTCAAGCACTAATGCGATTTAGACAGGGTAATTTTATTCAGCATCCGACAGATTATGACGACGGACCACGGACCCCGAAACAAAAGGAGTATTACTAATGAATAAAGAATGTCCAGCATGCAACCAAGATCCTTGTGTTTGCGATGATGTTTGTGATTCCTGCGGCGCTTAGATGGTTGAAGTTAAACCAATTGAATTTACAGATGTTGCTCAATCAACAGATGTAAAAGATAAAAATAAAAAACCTGTTCCAAAAGCATTTGGTGCAGCATCCGGCGATAAGTATGTTAGGCAAGTTGCTAATTTAGTTATTGGTAAAAATCCTATTTTCAAAATTGGAAGAGCTCTTGCTATAGAGTACGGCGATGATGTTGCTAAGCTAGGACAAAAATATAAAAAACAAATTTTTGATGCTGTCTTTTCTAAGATAGATAATATTGATTTTACCACACCACAACAATTAGCCAAAACATTTACAAAGCTTGGTATTAATCCTCCAGCATCACAAAAAGGACAATGGTGGCGCAACGCATTAAAAAATTTTAATGATTTTGCTAAAAAAGATTCTGATTCCATAGCATCACAAAATTATAAAAAATTATCTACAGAAGCTATGTCTGAATCTGGAAAAGAATCAGTAAAAAAAATACCACTTGAAAAAATTAAAATAGGCCAAGCAAAAGCTGCACAAAATGTTCGTGCAACAAACATAAACCAATATTATCCAAATTTACAAAAAGAAATGGTGGATAATAATTTAATGATTGATGAAGCTATTATGAAACTAGCAGGTAAAGATCTTCCCAAAGGAACAAAGTCATATCAAATTGTTGGAAAGTTTTACAATCTTGCCGATGAAATAAAACAAGTCAATCCACAATTACATAAATTTCTTGACGATGAAATTAAAGCATATCAAATTGGAAAATTTACAGGAAAAAAATCTAGATACGGAACAAAAGAATACGAGGCAGCAAGAGTAGCTCTTGCTAAAAAATTAAAAATTAATGTTGAAGATATTGACCGAGCTCATTCTATAATGGCACCTCGTTTAGCTAAACTTTCAAAATTAGTAGACGAAGGAACAATATCTGCGGAACAAGCTAAACGATTATCAAAGCCACAATTTTTTTTATTAAAACCTCAAAATTTACAACATGTTCAATTAGAAACTAAATTAGATGGATTATTACAAAGAAAGAAAAATTTTCTAGACGCAAAAGATTTTACAAGCGCTAATAAGGCACAAGAGGGAATTGAGGACGTTGCTAAACAAATGGACGAATTAGGCGTTGAGTCAGAATTATTTGATCCTGTTAAAAAGTTAATTAAAGTATTTGGCAGAAAACCAGAAACTGTTGAACTTTACAAAACGGCAAAAGAGAATATAAAGAATTTAGGACAAGGTGGAATGATACAAAAATTTGATAACGGTGGTGAAGCAGAAGCGACAGGTATATCCTCAGAGCCGTTGCCCGAGGAACAGGATACATCAGGCGTGGCAGGGTTGATGGAAGAAGATTTAAATAGATTTGTTCCTCCTAATCTACGGTTTGCGAAAAACTTAACGGGGAACATGGTCCTTGACTTTGGCTCCGAAATGGCACGTTACATGACACCTGGACTGGGAGAATATCTGTCTAACCAAGATTATAAATTATATTCCTCTGAACTCGCACAAGCTTTTAAAAATAAAGAATTTCTAACAGCGGCAGGACTAGCGATACCAACAGCGCTTGCTATGGCAGGCACAATGCCAAACTGGACACTAGTAGGTGTTCCAATTAGTGCGGCAGAAGCTTTGGTTAAAAAAGCAATGAAACCTAAAAACATTAAACAAATAGAANAGCCAAAAGACATTCGTTATAAAATTCGTGATAAAGACGGCAAGACTGTCTATCAATCAAAAAATAAACAAGAAGCAGAAGACAAGGCACAAAAACTATCNGGTGAGACAGGAGAAGATTTTGTAGTTGATGAAATTGAATTTATGCCAAAAGACAAAGTAGAAATAATGGAATCAAAACCATACGACNTTGTCAANGACAAGGGACAAGTTATTACACAAAGAAAAAATAAAAGCCAAGCAGAAAAATATATACGTCGTCATCCAAATGATAATTTAAAAATGGTAGAAGTTAATTTACCCGATGTGGCGCGACTTGATCCAAAACGTCTTGTGGATGTGGGAGACAACCGTCAATTCTATTCTAAGTCACAACAATCTTTTGATAGTGGATTTGATTTATCAACAGGAGATGCAACGCTAACAGCAAAAGAATGGCATGATTTTTTTAGAAGAAATAATGTTAGAGAACAAGAGCTCGTAGATTCGTATCTACGAACATTATTAGATCGAAGAGGAAAATTTAATAAAGAGACACAATCCTTCACATCTAATACACCAATTAAAGCATCGGAGATAAAAGAGTTGATTGATAATGCTCCTGCAATGAAAGTACAATCAGTACAATATAGTGATGCGTCAGGTAATTTAAAATATGGCACAACAGGAAGAATGAGTGGATCTTTACCGAATTCAAAAAGAGAAAATGTTATATGGATTGATTCAACAGACATACGAGGTGATCCTGGTTTATTATCTGATTTAGCAAAACGAGAAGGAACACAACACAGCGATTTTTATAATGTTAAAACAGACACTGTAAAATTTGATGCAGGCAAAGCAAAGCTTGAAGGCGAGCCTTATATTATTGGATGGTCTTTAGTGGATACACGAAAAGGACAAGATGCATTTGGTAAACCAATTAAAGTTGATTTAGCAAATGAGATACAATCAGATTTATTACAAAAAGCAGCAACAAAAAAAGCAAAACTTAAACAACAGATAGCAGAACTTTCAACAGGTAGTCCTCAACAAAGAGAAAAATTATTATTACAGATAGAAAATATCTTTAGACCAATGGGAAGAACAACAACGGAAATACAAGAACTTGTTAAACGTTTAACAGCTAATCAACAAAAATTTACAGCGGCATCAAAATTAGAACTAGATGATGTTAATGCAGCTTTGTTAAAAGAACTTGATCAAGCAAAAATTGACAGAGATGAAATACTTACCGATATGTTTAATATTGTTGATGGTATAAGTATTAATGAATTATACCCTAATATTCCTCTTAAAAATTCAAAAGATTGGGTAGACACAATTATTAAAAATGATGTTTATTTAGCAGCAAAGAATAGATTTACCATTTTAGAGGACGGAAGTATAAAAATTAATAAAAATGCTCCTTCTCACTATGCATCAAATAGTGCTGAAGTTGTTAAAAATCATTGGAATAGCACTGGACAAGAAACTGGACAAATGTACGATATTATCTATAATAACGCGGCGGACTCTCTTAAACGAATATCAAAAACATCAGGAGGAGACTTTCAATTAGGAAAAGTTATGCAAGGTGGATCATTAACTGAAGTACCAATGATTGAATTAGTACCAGAAATGTTGTATAGTCAAACACAATATTTTAAAGATGGTGGTTTAGTGGAAAAACAGTATAGTCCCCTTGTCCGATTATTTAAACCCTTAGGAGTATCATATGGCTACTAGAAGAATGGCTGATTATCCAAATATAGATAAAAAGCTATATCCAAACACTCAAGATGCGTTGCGCGTGGAAGACGCACAGGCAACAACAATTGATATAATGGAGCCCAACACATCACCCGATAATATTGAAATTATTGATGACGAACAAGGAGGAGCAACAATTGATTTTGATCCTCAACAACCAGGACTAGAAGACCAAGGACACGATTCAAATTTAGCAGAAGCTTTAGATGACGATACCCTTGATCAAATATCACGTGATTTACGAAAAGATTATGAGAATGACAAGAGTTCTCGTAATGACTGGGAACAAGCTTATACAAATGGTTTAGATCTTTTAGGATTTAAATACGAAGAACGCGATAAACCTTTTGCAGGAGCAAGTGGTGTTACACATCCACTACTAGCAGAATCTGTTACACAATTTCAAGCACAAGCTTATAAAGAATTATTACCAGCAGGAGGACCTGTTAATGTACAAGTTATAGGAGAAGTTAGTCCTGAAATTGATGCACAAGCAAAACGTGTAAGAGAATTTATGAATTATCAGATAACTAATGTAATGCGAGAGTTTGATCCTGAGTTAGATCAAATGTTATTTCACTTACCTTTAGCAGGCTCAGCCTTTAAAAAAGTTTATTATGATGCAAATCTAGAAAGAGCTGTTTCTAAATTTGTAGCTGCCGAAGATCTTGTTGTACCATACCTAATATCTGATTTAGACACGTGCATGCGTGTAACACACGTGGTAAAAATGAAATCAAACGAGTTGCGTAAGCGACAAGTAGCAGGACTATATTTAGATATAGAACTACAACCAACAAAAGCTAAGTCATCAGACACACAAAGAAAAGAAAATGAAATTGCTGGATCTACAGATACATATTCTGAAGAAGAATTTAATATTTTGGAGATGCACGTTGATTTGGATATACCTGGATTCGAAGATAAAAATGAAACAGGAGAACCTACAGGTGTTATGGTTCCATACATTGTTACTATTGACGAAGATTCAGGAAAAATTTTATCTATCTATAGAAACTGGAAAGCAGAAGACGGTCTTCGTCTCAAAAGACAATACTTTGTACACTATAAGTTTTTGCCTGGTCTTGGTTTTTATGGGTTTGGCCTTATCCACATGCTCGGGGGTCTCTCGAGAACAGCTACAGCAGCCCTCCGTCAACTTATCGACGCTGGTACGTTGTCCAATCTCCCTGCGGGCTTTAAAGCTAGAGGGTTGCGAATTAAAGACGACGATGAAGCCCTTAACCCAGGAGAATGGCGAGATGTAGATGCACCAGGTGGAAACCTACGTGAATCTCTCATGCCTTTACCGTACAAAGAACCAAGTCAAACATTATTTGCTTTATTAAGTTTTGTTGTTGATGCAGGAAGACGTTTTGCTGCAGTAGCCGACATGCCTATGGGCGAAGGTGGAGGTAGTCAACAACAACCTGTTGGCACAACAATGGCAATTATGGAACGTGGTATGAAAGTCATGAGTGCTATTCATAAACGTTTACACTATGCACAAAAAACAGAATTTAGATTATTAGCAAAAGTATTATCTGAATATATGCCACCAATGTATCCTTACATGGTTGCAGGCGGTGATCAAATGATTAAACAAACAGATTTTGATGATCGTGTTGATGTTATTCCTGTATCTGATCCAAATATATTTTCAATGGCACAACGTGTTACATTGGCACAGACACAATTACAATTAGCACAATCAAATCCACAGATGCACGATTTACACGAGGCGTATCGCCGAATGTATGAAGCTTTGGGCGTCCAAAATATTGAGAAGGTTCTTCCACCACCAGCTCAACCCCAGCCAAAAGATCCCGCGATTGAAAATGCTGGAATATTGGACGCTCAAAAACCATTAGCATTTCCTGAGCAAGACCACTCTGCACATATTCGTGCACACAGAGCATTTATGTCTTCTGCTTTAGTAAGACAAAATCCTGCCGCAATGACAATTTTACAATCACATATAACAGAACATGTTGGATTTATGGCAAGAGCACTTGTAAACGAAGAGATGGCACCTAAAATGCAAGAGTTAATGATGCAATCAGGAGGACAAATACCTGAAGAACAACAAGTGCAGATAGAGGCACAGACTGAAAGTCTTGTAGCAATGAAGATTGCAGAGATTATTGAACAAATGGTTAGTGAAGAACAAGAAATGTTTGATACTACGGGTGATGACCCACTTGTAGAGTTAAAACAACAAGAAATTGATCTTAAAAAAGAAGATTTAGAGCTAAAAGCACAAGTATCTGGCGAAAAACAAGCTATGGAAGAGAAGAAATTAGCTCAAAAAAACAAAATGGAAAAAGAAAAAATAGAATCTACTGAAGATATAGCTCAATTAAAGGCTAATGTAGCTTTAGATAAGGCAGGAAAAGATCGTAGATCCAAAGAAAAGGTAGCAAATGCCCGAACTAACACTAGACAGCGATAAAGTTCTTCTTGAAACAGTGGCTAGTGCCAAAATAATGGCAGTAGAGCTAATAAAAAAAGAAGGTGACCAATATCAAGTAGCCGCGGCACTAATTTCAGTTGCAAGAGATTTGTACGTTGACAGTTTAGGGCCTGAAAGTGCTAGAAAACTGTTCGAAAGTGTAGTAGAACATTTCTTTAAGCAAGAAAATAGAGTATTGCATTAAATGACTATTAGTAGATCACAATTAAATAAACATTTACAAGGAGAACGTAAAATGCCACAAGGACCAGGAACTTACGGAAGTAAGAAAGGTAGACCTAAAAAAAAGAAGCCTAAAGAAATGATGGGTGGAGGTATGATGTATAAATCCGGAGGCAAGGTTATGTCTGTCCCTGGAAATAAATCTACAATCACACAAGGCATGAAGGGTAAATCTAAAAAAGTAACTTATTCATAGGAGGTAATATGAATTTATTAAAAGACTTATGGGGCCACATTAAAGAATGGTCTGAATGGAAAATGAAAGACTGGATCAAGGCGGCTATTGTAGCCATCATAGTTATCTGGGTTATTAGTTGGATGACAGGCGGGGCTGCTTAGACAATGGTCTGGCAACTCTTAGCTAAACCGTTACTTGGCGTCGTTGCAGACGGCGTCAAGGGTTTCGTTAAAACAAAAGCTGCAAAAGCTGAGCTAAAATTAACAGAAGTTCAAGCAGCAACTAAATTGAAACAAGATCAAATCGCTGGAAAAGTAAAGTGGGAAGCATCAGCCGTAGATCAAATGAAAGGCTCGTGGAAAGATGAGCTAATTTTAATTTGCCTACTGGCGCCCGCGACACTCGTATTTTTTCCAGGAATGACTACACACATAGAAGCTGGGTTTATTGCCTTGCAATCTCTCCCAGATTATTATAAACATTTATTATATATCGCCTGCTCAGCAAGCTTCGGCATAAAGGGTGCTAAAGGTGCAATGGGTTTAATTAAAAAGAAATAGGATTTTATGATACTTGTCGATTTTCTCGACGACCTAAGAAAGATATTAGATACTCAACGCAATAAAATTAAAGATATAATGTTGACGGGTGGTATTGAAAACTATAGTAATTATCAGAATTTAGTGGGACAAGTAAAGTCCCTCGATTACATTGAACGGGAAGTAAAAGACCTGCTAGAAAAAAGGAAAGTTATACAAGATGAATAAAACAGAAAAAATAATACCTAACAGAGTATTTAAATTTAATGAGTCTGTTAAAAATAATAACGGAACAATAGTAGAAAAAGAAACTATTGATCCTAAAAAAATCACACCAAAATTAAAAAGCATGTTACCACAACCAACAGGGTGGCGTCTTATGGTATTACCTTATCGTGGAACAGGTAAATCTAAAGGTGGTGTAATTTTAGCAGATGAGACAGTGCAAGTTTATAACGCAGCGACAGTATGTGGTTATGTTGTAAGTGTTGGACCTGATGCATATAAAGATACTTCTAAATTTCCAGATGGAGCTTGGTGTAAAGAAAAAGACTGGGTAATATTTGGGCGTTACGCTGGAGCAAGACTTCAGATAGAAGGAGGAGAAATTAGACTTTTAAATGACGATGAAATACTCGCAACAATCAGTAATCCTGAAGATATACTGCACATTTATTAACATGGAGGCCCCGTGCCAGAAGAACTAAAAAAAGATACACCAATGGTCGATATAGACACATCAGGTGACGCTGTAGATATTGTTCTTAAAGATGAAGATAACAAAATAGATACAGACGAATTAGATACAACCTCTCCTATTGTTACTACGCCTATCGTAGAAACAGGTGGTGAAGAGTTAGAAGACTATAGTGATAAAGTTAAAAAAAGAATTGATAAGTTAACTGGAAAACTTAGAGAATCTGAAAGAAGAGAACAAGCTGCTATTGATTATGCAAAAAAAGTAGCTAATGAAAATAAAACTGTTAAAACTAAGTTGAATTCACTTGATTCTTCTTACTTAGAACAGTATAAAGCTAGAACAGACGCTGAAACTGTACAAGCGAAAAAAACTTTGCAACAAGCAATTGAAGCAGGGGATGTCGATGCACAAGTAGAAGCTCAAACAGCTCTTTCAAGACTTGCAATAGACCAACAACGTCACGCAGAGTCTACACAAGAGAGAGAATTGGAAAAGAAGAATCCTACACAGGAAACTCCTGTTCCAGCACCTGTTAAAAAGGTTGATCCTAAAGCCGAGTCATGGGCTGAAAATAATCCATGGTTTGGGGTTGACGAACCGATGACATATGCTAGTTTTGGCCTACATCGTCGATTAGTTAAAGAAGGGTTTGACCCGAACTCAGATGAGTACTATACTGAGATCGACAAAAGAATTAAAAACGAGTTTCCTCACAAGTTTAAAAACGAGGGAGGATCGGTAAACGGAAGCAACAAACCCGTCCAAACAGTTGCTTCTGCGAGCAGAGGCTCAGCCGCAAGATCAGGACGCAAAACCGTTAGATTAACGCCAAGCCAAGTCCATATCGCCAAAAGACTAGGAGTACCCTTGGAAGAATATGCAAAATACGTGAAGGAGGATGCATGAATACAATAAAGAAGACCTCACGCTCTGCGGAGACTAGATTGAAAAAAGCTAGACTGCAACCATGGCGCCCGCCATCAGCATTAGATGCACCTGAACCGCCTCCAGGTTATAAACATAGGTGGCTTCGAGTGGAATCATTAGGCTTTGATGATAAGAAAAACATAAGTTCTCGTTTACGAGAAGGGTTTGAATTAGTCAGAGCAGAAGAGTATCCAGATTTTGAAGCTCCTACAGTTGATAATGGGAAGCATGCCGGTGTTATTGGAGTTGGTGGACTGGTGTTGGCTCGCATACCAGAAGAAATTGTTGCTCAGCGAAATAAATATTTTGCTGAAAAAACAGATTCCCAAATGGAAGCTGTTGACAATAATCTTTTTAACGAACAACATCCAAGTATGCCTATTCATGCGAATAGGGATACAAGAGTAACATTCGGTGGGGGTAAAAAATAAGTTTTTATTTTTGCTGAGTGAAACACGAATTGTTCAATCCAAAATATATTTATATATTTGGTTTGGCATTAATCTATTGGAGGATTAAACATGGCAAATAAAGATGCTGCGTTTGGTTTTAGACCTGTACGTCACCTTAGTGGTGGCGAGATCAAAAGAAGCGAATATGACATAGCGGCAAACTATGGCACTTCCATTTTCAAAGGACAAGCTGTTAAAGCTGTTACTGCGGGTGGAGTCGAAGCTGCTGCAGCTGGGAACGTAGTTCTTGGCATATTTTATGGTTGTTTCTACACTGATCCTACAACTAATAAACCAACTTGGAGTAATCACTATCCAGCAAGCACAAATGCTTCGGATATTAAGGCGTATGTTTATGATGATCCTAGAATCGTATTTGAAGTACAACACGACGGAACTGGCACTGAAGCAATGAATTTCGGTGGATTTGACTTAGTAGGAACGGGCGGAAGCACGTTGACTGGGGCATCTACACAGGAATTAGACACTACTACAGTGACATCATCTGGTCAGTTTAAACAAATAGGAATTTCTGTGGATCCCGATAATAGTGACGTAGATTCGGATAACTGTAACGCGTATGTGGTACCTAATACTGGGGAACACTCTTGGTTACTAACAACTGCATTAACATAGGAGATATGAATGGCAATTTCTAGATCACAACTAGTAAAAGAGCTTGAGCCTGGACTTAACGCATTGTTTGGTATGGAGCACGCTCGTTACGACAACGAATGGTCAAGCATTTTTGCAACTGAAAACTCAGACAGAGCTTTTGAAGAAGAAGTAGAGCTATCTGGTTTCGGTAATGCGAAGACAAAAGCAGAAGGAGAATCCGTCGAATTTGACGATGCTCAAGAAGCTTTTACTTCACGTTACACTCACGAAACTATAGCACTAGCTTTCTCAATAACTGAAGAAGCTGTAGAGGATAACCTCTACGATAGTCTAAGTTCAAGGTATACAAAAGCTTTGGCCCGTTCAATGGCAAACGCTAAAGAAGTAAAAGGAGCAAATGTTCTTAACAGAGCATTTAATTCTTCTTTCACTGGTGGCGATGGCCTTGAATTATGTTCTGCTGCCCACATTACTGTGGCTGGTGGCACGTATAAAAACGAACTATCTACTGCTGCGGATCTCAATGAAACGTCTTTAGAACAAGCAATGATTGATATTGCTGGTTTTATTGACAACAGAGGTCTAAAGGTCGCTATTAAGGCACGTAAAATGATCATCCCGGTCAATTTACAGTTCATAGCTGAAAGATTATTGAAGACTGACCTCAGAACAGGCACAGCGGACAACGATATTAGTGCTGTTAAAAGCATGAACGTTGTTCCTGAAGGCTACACTGTAAATCATTATCTATCGGATACTGATGCATTCTTCATTATCACTGACGCGCCTAATGGCTTGAAGTATTTTAACCGTTCACCGGTTAAAACAAGCATGGAAGGTGATTTTAACACTGGAAACGTTAAATATAAAGCTAGAGAAAGATACAGTTTCGGCTGGTCTGACCCTAGAGGTATTTTTGGCTCTCCAGGAGCTTAGATAAACATAGAGGGGGCAAAATTAGTTTGCCCCCTCTACCTAGTATTAAATAGTTATACAGACTGGCTAGGCAGACGATATAGAGACTGTATGATAAAAGGTCTATATGACCAAGGAGAAAATTATGGCTAACACAAGCTTTACGGGTCCAGTAAGATCCAAAAACAATTTTAAACTACTTAGTACAACTGCTTCAACAGGTACTGAACATGATAGAACTTTAGGCACAACAGCTAAAGATGCTAGAAGATTTTATTTAGACGAATGGTTTTTACAAAGACCAGGTCTAAATGCAAACATCGACCAAGTATCAACAGTTGAAGTTCAAAGAGCTCTAAATAGAAACTGGGAAGCACTTGGAACTAATATGACTACTGCTTTAGCTACATTTGCTACAACTTCCGCAGGAATTTTAGCAACAACAGCAGGAGCAGACCAAGACCAAGCAATTTTAACACCTCACTTAGATACTGCCGCAA